GTCTTGCCATAAAATTTGGTTCTAGCTTCTAGGCAGAGAGGACTGCCCTTTTCAAACTTCTTGCAGGCCAATGGCCTATGTTCATAGATTGTACACGAAACTTCCTGCCCCACAACCCCAGATAACGCCACACAGCGCGTTCCAACGCACTTAAGCAGTGGCAAATCATCTCGGATAAACTCGGGTGGAATATTGACTGCATCTGATCTATCCTTTCGCAGAATCGGCCAACTGGCCTTGTGGCTGCAACACGCCCCGCACTTTTGGCAATCCAGTTCGCATGTTGCAGTATTCAAACTTTGGCTCTTCGTGGAGGACATGCTCATGCAGGTTCTCTACGTCGATCTGCAACTTTGGGCAATGCACAAATTTGGATTCCCTGCGGTCGATACACCGAAAGCAGGCGTGAACATAGTCACTGTTCATGTGCTTGTCTGGAAAAGGCGTCACATCGGCATCGTACCTATTTTGGTCGTATTTGACGTTGTTTGAGGTGATATACAACGAGATGTCTGCGTCAGTCCATTCACGCAGCGGAAACCACATCTCTGTGCCAATTTCCAGCAGCTTCATGTCAACCATCAAAGGTATTGGCCCAACCAATGGATCATTATCACTGCTTTTGTGTCCGCAGAGAAGCACATCAAAGTCACTTACAACATGCGCTTTGGGCCTGTGAAGCCATTCTTTTCCGCACACCCACGGTTTGGTAAGATCCACAACCTCCGTACCCCTCATCACCTTAAGCGTTCCTGTTCCAATAGAATACGTTTCACAAACATCAATGCGGTTCTTCCCGTGCATTAAAGAAATAGACGCTGGCACCCAATCGTGGACTGTGAGCTTAAGTTCCTCCTGCACCTCGTGATGATGCTTGTACTTGTGAGACAGGAACGGAAGCTTGAAATGGATAACCTCAATGTCTGGTCGAATCTTTAGCGCCAGATCCAACAGCACGGTGGAGTCTTTACCGCCACTCCAAAGCACGGCAGGCCGCTTGGCGTGTTTGAGCGCCTTGTTGATTATGGTTATGGCGGATGCTGTGTTCATTATAATATCATAGCTCCACCAAGCATTCCGCCTGCTGTTAATAATCCACCGCCAAGCGCCCCAAACATGCCAGACTTGCCAGCACTCTTTGCTGCTTCAGCCTGAGCCATTCCAGCTTGATACTGCATCTGTGCGTTGTATGCGCCGTAAATCGACCCCATGCCAGTTTGTGACTCAGGATTGAAGTACTGCGGACCAGCCTGCTGCTGCGCCATCATCGCGTTCTGCGCGGCCTGTCCACCGAATGAACCTGCGTACATCGGTTGTTGGTAGAACGACGTAAGCGCCGGAGCAGACTGCTGTGCGAAGTAACCACCAAGGCCAGTGCCAAGAGCGACAAGCTGCTGTTCCCGAGCCTGACGAGCGTTGTAGCGGTTGAGTACCTCAGCTAGGTTAGATTGGCCGCCAAGTGCCGTTCCCCGAGCCGCAAAGCCTGCACGGGTCTGCTGCTCGATGGCGCGTTGTTCTTGCGGAGACAGCATCGTGCCGTCGGTCTGTAAGGCACCGAGCTTTTGCTGGGTGTACCGCTGGAGAGCTTGGTTGATCCCGCCAACACCCTGCGCCTCTTGAAAGGCTTGAACGTATCCGGGCGCACGCTCCTGCAAGCCGCGCAACTGCGCCGCCTGCTGACTCTTCATATAGTCTTCTTCTAGCTGCGAATACTGAGGCTGAAGTCCACGATACAAGGAAATCTGGCTTTCGGCAGCCTGCTTGGCAATCCGGTCTTGAAGAGCTTGGTACTTAGGCTGAAACTCCAATTCTTTGGCGTAAACCTCTGGAGCCATTTCCACCTGCGCCTTTAGAATGGAGCGCATTGACTCCTGGTAGTTGGGAGCCGCCGGTTGTTGCGGCATTGAAATTTTACTTCCCATATAAAAGTCTTTCTAGTTTCCTTGGGGTGATTGGGACGGCATGCTGGTGTCTCCATGCCCACACTTGTGTGATTGGTGATTTGCGCTCAAAGAATTGGTTGAACATCTCAGCGACAGCTTCAGGCTCGCTGGCCCATGCCATGTGGATCGTCCACAAACCGTCTTGCTTGCGCCACCTCCAGTTAAAGTCGCCAACGCCGGGATGTGTAGTCGAGACGCCGGTGATGACGCCGTCGCGGCGAGCCACATAAATACTGTCATGGACGCCGTAAAAACTAAGGTAGCCATCAACGTCATCTCGGGATACCTGTCCAAGAAGTTGTAAATGGTTTCGGCACTGCTCATATAGCGTATCGACAAGTTGTTCCCATTCAGTGACGGTCATTAGGTCTTAACGATGAACATCAGCGCCACATTGCGTGGACGGGTTTCGGTTGTGCCGGTGGAGCCTGTGGTTGCGGATTGCGTGCCAGGTAAAGATCCGCTTGCTGCTCCTCTTACGCTAGATGACGTAACTGTTGGCGCAGTATAACTGTGCGTGTGCGGCTGGATGTCCTGCGCTTGTGTAGACAAAATATCGCGAGGATAATCGACCGTCGTGCGGTTGTTGCTCCATCCACGGACAAACTCACCTCGTAAATCAGGAAGGTTGGTGCCAAATAACGTGATTAGGTTGGGATAGCCAGCCGTGGATTGACCGTTGCACTCAAGCCATCCAGCGGGAGGCGTAGATGTACCCCACATAACAATCTGCCCCGGCAGGATAGATGCCCCTACTGTAGCGTCAACGTACCCCTTGCTGGCTGCTGTAGCAGACGTAGAGGGGTTGCTTGTGTTAAGTAAGAGAGGGCCAGTCATCGTGCCGCCAGTTAAGGGCACAAATATTGAAGAAAACAGAGTCTTAACAGACTCAATGGTATACTTAACGAGCGACCCAGACTGTTCAGCCAGGACATAATCCGTTTCTCCAGGTGTGGCAGTAGGCTGCGCCAAGATGGCTCCAGGCAACAGTTCGGCGTTATCAACGTGGTTGTTGAGGTTCGTAGCGGTAACCTGCGAGTTTGCACCCGGGAAATCCGCGTAGTTTGTGCCTTTTTGAATCTGTTGAACTGGCATAAAGTTATTCTTGCGAAATCATTGGTCTGTTGGCTGCTATAGCATAAACAGCCGTACTTTTCAAGGATGGTCTTCCAATAACGAAACTTATGGTACACGCAATCGATGTTCCCCGAGCTGCTATCCTTGGGCGAAGCGTCCCGTCTGTAGTGCCGCTAAAGCTGTACTCAAGCACCGTCTCGGTGGCATCTGGGTCGTAGGTGGTCGTGTCAATACGCACAAAGTCATTCTGCACGTTGTTGAAGCTGAACTCACCCCTGCTGTACCGCTTCTCGGAAGTCCCACCAAACGTGTATTCCCGAGTCTTTACAGAGGCCGGAATGTGCGTGAAGTTGGGTATGCCAGGATCTAGAGTGGATTCAACCTTTTGCGTGGACTGCGGGAATAGATTGAACGGCAGAACCGGCGTAGCGTTGGATGTGTTGTACTGGTCACCCTCGATTTGTTCCTCGGTCAGGTAAACGCCGCCAAACTCGTTTTCCCCAGCAAAGTTTGTGATCATCATCAATCGGCGTTGATTGATATACGCTGACAAGATCAAGTTGTCTGAAAACAACCCGGCAGGATAATAGTCAATCGACTCCCATGCTTGGTTGAGCGTGTTGTAGACTACGATCTTATCGTTCCTCGTTGCAGTGCCAGTGGGCATGGCAATGTAGAAACGATTGTTATAGTAGGTCGCTACCGAGTTTTGAACGGCGTTGTAGTTAACGCTGTCAAAGAAGTCTGCAATCGGCTCGCTCAGCGGCAGTGTGTTGCCTAGCAGCTTCAGGTCAAGCTGTGGCGTCAGCATGTGGACGCCGTTAGCCGAGAGGAAGAACACAAACTGGCCGGCTGCTACAATTGACCGTCTAGCCAAGCAGCCAATCTCGGTCGTCACCACTGTCGTTCTGCTCTGCGCCCCTGGAGGCGAGTCAGCGGTAAAGTTGTCAGTCTCAACGTAAACAACGTAGATACTGTTGGTCATGAAGACCAAGAACTGGTCCTGCACCCACGGCAGCACCCCTACAATCGAGTCATTCCCGCCAGTATTGATGACAAAGTTGTTGAGCGTTGTGTCGCACTGCTCGCTCAAGATGTCACTCACCAGCATCTGATAGTCGCCAAATTTGAGGATAAGCCGGTTCTGGAAGTACAATCCAAAGTCAGCGCAAGGTACGGACTGAGTGACGCCAGTTACCGTGATGCCATCGATTACAAACTTTTGCTGGGCAAACGTAGCAGCAGCTAATCCATCCTGCCAGATTAGCGGCGGCTTCCCACGCCTAGCCGTCCAGCCTGCCTGCGTGGTCCGCGTAGCGTAAGTGACCCCAGTGTTATTCTCGTACTCAAACGTAAAACTGTTTGTGCCGGTCACCGTGATGACGTAACTGCCAGTGACAGCCTGTCCTGCCGTGTCTGAGCCGTCTGTGCGTCCGATGGTGACCTCGTCGCCCGTGGCATACCCATGCGGCTGGGTAGTCGTAATTGTGATCGTGCCAGTGGCGTTGTCGAGAATGTCAGGGTTAGACTCGGTTGCTGTAAACGTCGTCTTGTCGTACTTTCCGCGAAAGATGTAGATCTTGTTGAGTGCCGTGACTACGTCGCAGATGCCACCCTCCTCGATTGTCCTTCCCTCTGGAAACTCATATGGCCCAAACAAGTCTTCAGGATCTGGTCCCTGTGCCGGCTTGTATAGGTACATCCTGTCGGTGAAAACCAGTACAATGTTGTCGCGCCCCGAGCCATCGACGTACAAGCCCGAGCCAACCATCGTCAACTCAATC